TTATGTAGATTACTTGAAAAAGATACTTTGCCTTCTCTATCGTTTATTGTAAACCAACCATTACCCTGAGCGTATTGAGGATCTAACCCGTACTGTCTTCCAACAATACCAAAGTTATCCCAACCATAATCATAAATATCTAGTCCATTATTGTAATTAACCGCATTAGCAAGATATGTACCATTAAGCATATCTGTATTGGCTCTTCTCCAACGCTCTTCAATGATAGGTTCCGTGTTAATGTTGTTATTAAAACTGTCTTGTATTTCTACTCCTAAATCGTCCTGTAAAGGAGCTTCTGATGGATTAGAAGTTAAGTTATTAGCTGGATAGATTGGGTGCTTTACGCCTTGTCTATCGATCCAGTACATGCCAACATAGTTAACATAATCCTGAGGTAATACAACACTTAGCGAGTGAGGTATTGTTAATTCCTGAGATTTGATACTTTTCAATGTATCATAGCTAAACTCTTGCATTGCACGTTTAGCATGGAATATAACATCTGTTCTTTTTACGTCTTGAATCAATTTGCCAGATCCTACATAAGCAACTATAAAATTGTTTATTACATCGGATAATTTAGTATATTGGTAACCTCCGTAGTTTTCTTCTACGGTAGTTCCGTAGGCATCGTCATCTCCATAATTACCGCCTGTTAATACTTTTAATTGTACAACAATATATTCTCCATCTGCAGGGACGTAAGTAGAAAATGTTATTACATTGTTAACAACTGTGTATACTTCAAAGCATTCTGTATATGTACCAGGTAGTCCGGTAGGGCTAGTGAATAACTTAAAGTTATTTAATGCGTAATTTTCACTATTAGGATCATACGAATAAAAAACTAAATTTGTATTAAATGTTGTTTCAAATTGAATTGTAGAATTATCACCAATGAAGCCCTGAGCTCCCTCATAATATTGTCTATTAGTTTCGGTGATTAACCCTCCGTTTGGCATTGGCATAGTCCTTAAGATTTAGAGTTAATTTGTTCTGCTTGTATTTGCTGAGCTGCTACTTGTACTATTTGAGCATTTTGTATAACAACACCAGCATATAATAATATTTTTAATATAACATTTGTTTGTTCCGCTACCGTCAATTCAAAATTCTGTGATGTAACCGGATTAAATACGTATGTATAATTTGGAGCAGTACTGGTAAAATTCCAAATAATATTCTTTGGCTTTCTAACAAAGGATGCTGAAACACCAGTTGATATTGTTGTTGGATAAAGAAAAAGTTTTTCTCTTTCATATACGTACAATGGATACTGTGTAGTCGGTTTTGTTAATGGAGAACTATTTATATATAATAAATCATTTCTTTGTACTCTTTGAACTTCCGTATCATCATTGTATATAACAGTACCAAGTCTATAAAAATCTGCATTTGATATTGTAACTAATATTTGGAAAGATGTTGCTCCTGGCACCACCGATAAAAATAAGTTTGTTCCAACTATAGAATACGCAGTAGTTGGTTGTAAAATACCATTAAAATAAACTTGAGGTGTTCCAGCACTAATTTGTGTAGTATTTAAAGTAAGTGCATATACTGAGACCCCTGATGAAGTATTTATAACAGGGTTTGTAAATAATGGAGCGGTTGATGATACAGGTGCTGCAAATTCATTGCCTCCCATATAATCACAATTACCTATTGTTTTAAATATAGATAAACTTCCATCTAAATTTTTTATACGATCAGCATATTCGCTATCGTTATCTGGCACTCTTAATTGCTGGTTTAAATCATCAAAGTATGATTCAAATATTTCTAATTGAACCTGCGTTGCTACTTTGTTAAATTCATCAGGAGTCATATAACCTCGCTGCTCTTTATTAAGTATTAATAAAACCGTTTTGTAAACTGTATCTACATTTATTGCCATCTTGAGTATTTATTATAATATTTAGGCAGTTACTGCACTCTATGTACAATAACTACCTATATATTAGTATTACGTATTATTGAAGTTTTTTCTCAATAGATTGGAATATTTCTATACCTTCATCTGTTTTGAAAAATGCTGCCATAGCCGAATACGGATTTTCATCAAAAGGAACGGTCATTAATTTTTTACCGTTTGTTGCCCATTTGAAATCACGTTGATCAGGTGACAACTTTATAATGTTAGCCTCGCATGCTTTAATAGCAAAATTACGTAGCTGAATATTTTCATCATTAACCAAATCTAAGAATAAACTTGGGTTTCTTTTAGCAAAGATTAACAAATCTCTTTTTATCTCCTTAGAAGCCATCTTAGATACCTTAGATCCAATCTCAACTCTTAGTATTGCTTCTGCTTGATCAATATCCATTGCTTTAGCTGCAGTCATTGCTTCTAATTCCATTTCCAATGTATCCAGCTCGTCAACCGCGATAAGTATTGCATCAAATTCTTGATACTTCTTATTTAGCATAGGGTGATAAAGCGATAATAGTCTTTGTAAATTTTGCTTTTCTTTTGAAACAGTAAGTGTTCCGTTTTTAAACATAATATGCCCTAATGTTGCTTCTCCTTTTTGTTCATCAACAAATGGAGAGTTCTGATTAGTTGCATATCTTAATTCTCTTTGTTCTTTTGTTTCTTCATCAAACCACAATAATGGAAATCTTCTTGAATGTCTTGATGAAATTGTGTATGTTAACGGGCTATGAGGTCCTGTTAAAATGTATGTTCTATCTTTAACCTCCCAATTTTGAGGTTCGGTTTGTTTTAATTTTGACATGATATAATATAATTAATTAGTTATTAAATGTAAAAGTTACCCCCGATATTACACGAGGGTAAAATTTACTATAATTTACCCTCGATATTCTAACGAGGGTAAAATTTATAAGAATTTACTCTTATTAAGTTACAGATGTAAATAACACGAAGTTATTAGCACCTTGTACGCATAAACATCTTTCTGATAAGAAGTTTACCTCCATTGCATCTAAGTCAGAAGTGTAAGCACCACCAACAGATCCAAGTACCCAAGATTTCATTCTACGGTCATCAGCTTGTGAAGCTCTATAACGAACGTGTAAGAATGGTCTACGGATGTTTGTACCTAATACTTGATCGTAAACAGTTGAAGTACCAGCTGGAACTAAAATTCCATCAATAGCAGATTGAGCCATTGCTCCACGAGTGGAAGCGTCATTTAAATATTTCCAGTCAGTTTTATAGAAATCGTAAGATCCTCTACGGAAACCAGAGAAACCTAAGTTTAATGCCATTTCAGAAGAGTTTTCAAACAATCCAAAAGCAACACCACCAGCAGTTCCAGAAGAGATGTCGGCTAACATATCATCAAAGTCTAATGAAGTTTGACGGTTTAAGAATAACATGTTTTCTTCAATAGCTCCTTGAGTATCTAAGTTTCTTAAGATTGAATCAAATTCAGCTAATCCAGAACCAGCAGTAAAGTTATTCAATACATTACCTCTTTCTTCAACAGCAGAGAATAAACCTTGAGTACCTTTTTTACCAGCAGCTAATGCAGCAGATCCAGTGGCAGCTAATTCACCCTCAACAACTGACATTTCTAAGTAATCTTCAAAACGTAATCTTGTTTCAGATTCTGCTTTTAAATACCACATGAAACCACCAGCTCCATCTTCAGTAGCAATTTCTACCCAACCAATCTGAGCTGTGTCAGAACCATTAACAACATATTTGTTACGGATAATAATAGGTGAGTTAGAGAATTGTGTGAAGCTAGGCTCAATGCTAGTATAGTTGTCTCCAGTTAATGTAGACCCTTTAGCATATTCAGAACCATAAACGAAGATTTTTAAATCGTCCATACCGTCTGTAAATCCAGCAGCAGCTAATGTAGCAGCAGTATAAGGAGCAACAGTTAATGCACCAGTAGTAATATTACTAGCAGTAACAATAGCTTTAACTTCTAATCCTGTAGCAGGATTCATAATAACAATAGTCTGATTGATAGAAATAACGTTTTGTACGAAATCAGCAGGGTTAGCTGGAGTTAAGTTAACAGGAATAAGTAATGTATTTGCAGCAGCACTTACAACGTCAACACCTGTATAAGCAATGTGTAATCTATTTTGTTCTGACCAAATAACCTGATCGGAAGCCATTGGCATCTCAGCTCCTACCATACGTAAGAAACCAGATAAAGTTCTATTACCATAACGCTCTACTTCTTGTTCGTAGATCTCTGGTAAATATTGTTGAGCGAAAGATACGAAATCCGCATTGTTAGGATCCGTAAAGTTTAAATAATTTGTGTCTAAAGCTTGTTGCTTCTGGGACGGTTTAATGGTCCCAAAGTTAGGCGTAACATTTGCCATAATTTTTTAAATTTTAATTGTTAAATTTGTTTTTGATTTTCAGTTTTGTAGAATCAACACCATTAATTGCTTTTACTTTAAAACCATTTACAAATATTTCACCACTCGAAGTTTGTCTTGGAGCTGTGTTTATATTATTTGACTTTGCTGTAATTTCTTTAATTGCGTCAGCTTTCCCTTGCTCATAAAAATGATGAGCTAAAGTATCTACGTTTTCAGCAGCATACATTGCTTTATGATAACCTTTCAAATCTGTTACTTCTCCTTTATCGTTCAAGAACTTCTTGACTAAGTTAGTAATATTTGATTGTTTATCTGCCACACTCTCTGCGTTTTGAACACCATATCTAAAATTCTTTTCACCTAATTTGAAATCAAAACCTTTGAAATCTTGGGTAAAGAAACTTTTCGTGTCGTTCTTAAACTTTGAATGTTGGCTTTCAACAACTTCCTGCTCTTGTTGGTAGCGATTAAAAAAGTCCATTGCTTTTTGTTGATCTTTGTTTATACTTGGTCGTAACTTTACTTCCTCGTAATATTTAGACTTAAGATCTTCTAAAAAACCTTTGGCTTTTGCAACCTCTTCCTTAAACGCTAATTTCTTTTTACGAATTTCGCGTTCATCGTCCTCGTCTTCATCGTATGCAAATCGATCATCCATAAGAAAATCAATTTCATCTTCATTTAGATGAGGTCTAGTTTTTTTATAATATTCTTTTAATAATAATTCACTATTAACGTTAGAGTAATCAGCATTAAGTCGAACGTAATCTTCCACTGTTCCACCTGTCTCTTCCATAAATGAAATTAACTTCTCAACGTTCTCTGGTAATTGTTTACCTGTTGCTTCCGCTATACTAACGGCTTCTTGAGCTTCTTCAACTAATTCTTGAGTACTTGCAGCAATCTCTTCTTCAGAAACTTCCTGCAAAGCATTTATTTGAATTACTTCTTCGGCTTGCGTTTCAACGTTTTGGGCAACGATTGCGGGTTCGGCGTTTCCTTCATCCACTCTCGGCAATTCCACTTTGGTGACTTCATTGACCAACACGCTTTCATTTGTTGTTTGCTCTTGAACGGCATTTTCTTCTGTTTTAGTTTGTAAATCAACTTTTGTTACAGCCGCCGGCTTATTTAATTTGCGAGGAGCTGGTTTTGGTTTTTGCAATTTGAAGCTACCTTCTTGTTTTACTTCTTCTGACATAATATAATAATATAAAATTGGTTAATATTCTTTTACATAAGGCCTAAGTCAAATTCTTCTGCTACAGAGTTCTCAAAATCTTTTGGCAATGTATTGTTTTTTCTTTGCTCAATTAATTCTGATTGTTGTGTAGCTTGTATTTTTGTTCTTTGATCTTTTCTATCTTCTGCTTGTTGCAGTTTTTGATTAGCAATATCCACTTGTAATTTCGCTAATTCAAAATCATATTGAAATTGCTCTGCCATAAGCAGTTTTTTAATTTCTAATTCTTTTTGCATTCTTTGTATCTCAAATTGAGATTTTGATTGTAATACCTGTATCTCTGTTTGGGCTAATGCTTCCCTTTTATGTACCTCAGCCATTGCAGCCGCTTCTGATGCTTGAGCTTGTGATTCACCCTGTGCCCTAATCATGGCTTGTTGATTTGCCTGATCTCTTTCTTGCTTTTTCCTCTTCTTAAATTTTAAAGCCTGATTAGCTAAATCTATATTTGTTATTCTACTAAGATCAATGACATCTTCAAGATCTATATTGCCAGCCTGTAATGCTATTTGTATATTTCTTTGGAATGCTGCTTTTTCTTCTTCTTCTGGTTCTAATTCAAGAAAGATACCAAAATCATGTGTATTAAGATTCTCAATTTCTTTTAAGGTTTCCACATTAAATAAAGATATACTCTCTATTAATGATTGTTTTGTCAATGGGAAATTAAGCGAATCCGCAATTCTTAAAGATATATTCTCACAAGTTCTTAATGTTAAATATAAACTTGCATCTTTAATATGTCTGGTAGCAGTATTTGAATTTGCTGCAGCCATTTTTTGTAATCCTACTAATGCATCTGGATCAGGAGTGCTTCCGTCTCTTGCTTCATTTAATCCGGTAACATCACGTATCATTTGTAA